TTCTGAGAATAAGGAGGAAACAAACGCATCGTACAGTTCATCCAGTTCTTCTCACCCCGTTACTACGTTAACTAGTGTTTCGGAATCAAAGAAAAATGGAATTAATTTTGAATCTATTACATATAAAAAGCCTGAGTTTGATCGTATGGCTGATAGTTGTGTTAAAATGTATTGGGATCAAGAGGGTGCTCATCCAGCTGGACAGGGCTTCTTTTTAAAAAAAACAATTCATACGTGCGCGCATAAAACTCGTGCATGTGAAGTTGCTGCCAAAATGCATGAATGGTCTCCGGAATCAACTAAACCTGGGGTTGCCTATATGTATTTTCAATATGAGACTGGTCCTATTCAAATGTGCATGTTGAAACATAAAGAAGCTGATGAAGCTTATTGGGCCATACCAGAGGGGCATTCTTTTGGTGGTCGAAGTGTCAATCTGGCAAAGGTGCCAGTTAAGGCTGGTGATACTTTGTTTCTTGTTTCGTGGCCCGTTTTGAAAGAAGGTGACACGTATAGATTTGGGAAGCGAGTTAGTGATCAACGTGTTCGCGTGTCCAATGTTGATTCTCAGGTTGGAACTATTATGTATACGGGTGCTAATACACTTGAAGGTTATTCAGGTAGTGCTTTGTATAATGAAGATGGAAATCTTGTTGGTCAGCATACCACTGGCCATGGTGATGTTAATGGAGGTGAAACTACGGTTCGCATGTTAAGTCTCCGTGCCGCCAATTCTAACCTTTTTTAGAATCGCCACGCGATCTTGAGGCATATCAAAAGTATCTCACTTACGTAAGTGATACATTGGGTGTGCCCGTTCGCGCTGGCGGTAATAAGCAGTTGTATGATAAATACTGCGATGCTATGTGGTCAACCTATTATGGTTTTGTTCGGCGTGGTGGAGTTTCGAAGGATTTTCCTGACTCCTACACGGTTTTTTTTGATTCTTGGGCTGAAAAACCCAAGGAGCCACCTGAGTTTGGGATGACAAAAAACATTTTGTCAGCCGCTTATGCGAATGTTGGCAGGTATGCTCGTCCCCATAAATATGAAGCTGATTATGCTGCGTGGAATTTTGCTCGCAATGCCATGCGACAACATTTTATTCATTGTTTGGGCTCTCAGGAGCTTGAAGAAGAAGAGTGTATTCAGCGTTGCGAAAAGCAGGCCTCTCCTGGATGGCCTTGGAACATTAAATTTCCTACTAAGGATCTTTGGTTGAAAAGTGGTATTGGTCGTAAGGTCTTGAATGACTGGTGGGATGATCTCCTAAATTCCAAAGGAGGTTGTACTTTTTGGACTGTATCATTGAAAAATGAGATTCGAAAACTCAAGCGTATTGAGGAACAGGAATTCCGCACATTTAGTGGTGCCTCCGCTGAGGCTTCCATTGGAGGTGCGCGCCTGTGTGGGGATTTTAATGATAAATTTTATAAGGGTAGTCGACAATCTTGGTCATTTGTTGGTCGCTCTAAGTTTAGGCTTGGTTTTCATCATGCCTTTAATAAGTTGTGTAGAAATATTTTCGGATGTGAGCTTGATTGTACGCAATGGGACTCATCTCTTCTTTCTATGATTTTTGAAGAAATCCTGAATTTTCGTACTGAATGTGGTCCTGCTAGTAAGCCTTATCGAGAAAGACTCAAGAATTTTTATTATTGGGTTGTCAATTCGTTCTTCGTCATGGCTGATGGTTGTGTTTGG